ATATTTATAACGTTAAGATTCAAGCTCTCGATACATTAAATAAAGAGTATAGACTTTCTATTCTCCAGGATTATCTTGATGACGTTAACGGAATGGAGTTTGCCAATGGCGAAGACCGAGCCAAAGCTGTTGAGTCTGCAAATAAAGCTGTTATTGATGCCGACATAGCAGCTGCTACTCAGCGGGCAAAGAATCTGCAGACTATACAGAACTTAATTAAAGATTTTAAGTCCAAAAATGGGCTTAACTCTGAACTGGATGATAAAAAAGCACAATTAGCAGCATTAAAGGTATTCTATGACTCACAAGTAATCTTGCTAAAAGAAAATGGTCAAGATACTACTGAATTAACAAAATTGTATAATGAAGCCAGATTAAAAATAGAGCAGGACACCGAATCTAAGATACTAGACATAAAATCACAGTATGGAATTGATGTTTCGGCACAACGTTATAAGCTTGAGTTAGATCAGTTAAAGAAAGCTCATGATCAAGGTTTGTTAAGTGATAATGAATATGAAGAAGCTAAATCAAAACTTGCCGATAAGAAACTTAAAGAACGACTTGAAAAGGACCAAAAATATTTTGATGCTGTATCTCAATTGTCCAATAACTTTTCTTCTATATTCAGTAATTTACAAGATGCGGAAGTTACAAAAGTAGAATCAAAGTATGATAAACAAATTAAAGCTGCCAAAGCAAATGGTAAAGACACTGCGACATTAGAAGCAAAGAAAGAAGAAGAAATAAATCAAGTAAAGAAAAAATATGCAGATTTACAATTCGCTTCTGCCATTCTTCAAATAACAACTGATACCGCTGTTGGTATTATGAGTGTATGGGCTAATTGGGGTTGGAATCCTATAATTGCAGGAATATTAAGTGGTATAGTTGGCGCAACTGGAATCAGCCAGCTTGCTGTTGCTAAAGCTAATAGAGATGCAGCCAAAGGATTGAAAGAAGGTGGATATTCAGATGAATATGTTCAGGGATTTACTAAAAGTGGAAATTCAGATGATGTAGCCGGATCCATCCCGGTACATAAAAATGAATTTGTAGCTAATCATGAGGCGGTTCAAAATCCGTCTGTTCGTAGATTCCTGGATGTCTTTAACGTTGCTCAGAAAAATGGTACCATAAGAATGCTTAATACAACTCAGATTCTTGAGCAGGTACGCACCCGCAGCGGAAAGTATTCCGGAGGTTATTCATCTACTAAGGAAGATACTGCTTCAGCTTCTTCTAATAACGGTGTTACATCTGTTAATTTGAATAGTGATAAAGTGAGCGAACTTATTGACTTGATGAGACGATCGAACCAATACCTTGAAGTAATTAAAGAAAAGCCTTTGTACATAGACCCGAGAGATGTTAAAAAGGCACTAAAGAAAGTTGATCAGCTTGAGGCAAATGTTTCAAGAAGTTCCTGATATTTTTCGTTTTTGATGTTTTAAGTTGAGTGAAAAGGATGTCCATGTGAATGGGTGTCCTTTTTTTTGAATGGTGTCTTAGATACATTTGCAATGTAATTATTAATCGTTTAATGTATATGTAATGGATAGGTCTAATATAATTGGTTGGATAGTATCAACTCTGATACCTGTAGTTAGTGCAATTGGCGGATCATGGATGGTTATGGATACCAGGCTGCAGGAGGTTGAAAAAAAAATAGAAGTCTTGAATACTGAAGTTGAAATACAAAAATCTGAAATAGAGACAGAAAAAAAATCAATGGATGAAATCAGGGAAATGTTTCACAATATAGATAAGACCATTACAGAAATTAACGGCAAGATGCAAATGAAGGAGGATAAAAAATGGGTACGATAAAAAGTAATATAAAAAACATTCATGATAAATGGGTAGCAGAGACTCCTGTTAGATGGAAACGTACAAGAGATATCAGTGCGGCAATATGCGGATCGCTAACTGCCGGGCTATCTGCAATAACATTAGCAGGTGGGGCTCTTCCTGAAGGAATCTCTAAATATGTTTTTTATGTTATTGGCGTTGCTGGTACAATAACTTTTTATGCCGGTACCCGAACTCAATAAAATAGAATTATGAAAATATTAATAGATAACGGACACGGAATTAATACTCCAGGGAAATGTTCTCCGGATGGTAAACTTAAAGAGTGGGCATACACTCGCTTTCTAGCAGAAGGAATCATTGAATCGTTGAAAGCAAAAGGGTATGATGCTGAGCGTATTGTGCATGAGGATATTGATATTTCTTTGGGTGAAAGGTGTCGCAGGGTAAATGGCTTTTGCAATAAATTAGGAAAAGACAATGTGTTGCTTGTTTCTGTGCATTGTAATGCTGCCGGCAATGGCCAGTGGATGACCGCTCGTGGATGGAGCGCATATACAACACCTGGACATACTAAATCGGATATATTAGCAGAATCTCTTTATACAGCTGCAGCTAAGATTATTAATGGACAACATTTTAGAACTGACCGATCAGACGGAGACAGCGATATAGAAGAAAGATTCTATATCCTGAAGAATACTAATTGTGCAGCTGTATTAACAGAGAATCTTTTTCAGGATAACAAAGAGGATGTTTCATTCCTTCTTTCAGATCTAGGGAAGTCTGCTATTATTGAATTACATGTTGAAGGTATAATTAATTATATAAAGAAATTATGAGACGGTTTGTGTTTGCTGTGATTTTTCTTGTTGGTTTTTTCATGTTTTTGGTTGGTTGCCGTTCAGGTAAGACGGCAACCAATTCAATAACAATTTCAGATATCAGTAAGAATGATTCTACTATTAAGAAGTCTTCCAGCTTGTATTCCATAGATACATCTAAGACAATTGGGTATGAAATTAGTTACACGAAGGTAGAATACTATAGGCCATCCAAGGATACAGTCTATAAGGGAAAGGAGGGCTATTACGTCCCTGCTGTTAAATCTAAAACAACAATAATATTCAAGGCTAATTCTCAAAAAAATGGAATAAGTAAAACGGCTACAACATCAGATTCGGCTACTGTAACAAAATTAAAGCAGAATATTAATGTACACGAAAGTAAATCTGTAAAAACGGATCCTATTATAAAACCCATATATGTAATTACAACAATTTTTATTATAGTATTTGCCATAATATTTATATTTAGAAAAGTGCCCGTTGTGAAATGGCTTCTTTCGCTGATTAAAACAAGTTGAGTTTTCTTTTAGTTTATTTTAAGTTCGATAAAGCCTGCATCTTCGGATGTGGGCTTTATTTATGTCCTTTTTTGAGCTTATATTCTATGCTATTTTTGCGTAAAAGGTTCAGATATGGAAATATATGAGGCAATAAGCAAGATGAAAACAATGAGTGAGAATGGGGAAAGCTTCTCTATCTCATTCATGAGCTATAGTTATGATAAGAGAAAGAGCGACGGGATAGTTGAAATCAACAACGTAAAACTTAGAGGACAAAGCTCTAAAGAGAATAACCGGTTTGCTGATATAATGCTTAACATGACTAATCTTGACACAATGGAATATTTCCAATGCTGGCAACCATTACTGCTTGAACTTAACGGTGAAGAACTTGAATTAAGATGATAAACGATTACGAAAATATAGTTCCATGGAACGGTGCTAATGATACCGGACGCGATGTTAGATTGAAGTGGGAAAGAAACTTTGCAAAAATAGCACAAAACTTTTCTGATGTAGCTGATGATCTTTCTGAATTACTTAAAGTAATTGATTCAAAACTATCTAAGACAGAACACGATTCTGCCAGCCAAATCATTGATTTTATACTTGGAGCTACATTTGGAGAATACATAGATTCATTAACAACTGGATCCGGAGCGGGCATTGACAAAGAAGGAAGAGGACAATTCCAAAGACTAGAAGTAAGGGGAAGCGTTCAGTTCCTTGAACAAATTCTAAATCGCCTTACCGCAATGGAAGGTAATTTCAGCTTTACAGAGTCAGGAACCATTGACTCTGTAAAATATCTTGGCGGCAGTGCTTATGAATTGACAATAAGAAAAAGGTTTGAAGAAGACTTTCTGGCATTTGCAATTCATGATATCGTGTATGGAATTTATAGACAAACAGGAGGTTTTTTTACCTCATGGATGGAAGTTGTCAGTCTTGACACTGTCAAAAATTCCATGATTGTGAATATTGGTGCAAATGCGGATGTTCCTGGAGGAGTTAATTATCCTCCATGTTCCGGAATGAATATCTCCAGGAGAGGTAACTTCGTGGATACTGCAAGGCAATCAAGCTGGTATATATCAAGCTACGATGGACAGATAGTGTTCTTAGACGGAGTTAATTCTTATAAGGTTCAGAAAACAAATAGAGCGTTAGTTGTTGGCCTTCCAACTGATCTTCCAATCCCAGACGGTTTGCCAATCAATCCAGGACAGCCTTATGTCTTTGCCCGCGGCTTGATTGTTCAAGACCTTATAAGAATTAACTATCAGGGCCAAATCGTTAAAACAATAGTAGATCGTGGGTTGTGGAACGCCGATCCGAAAGACGACGCAGGAAATGACTGGCCATATACTAACGGCGCGAATGAGCAGCACGATTGTTATTACAAGTCTTGCAAATGGCGCTGTATTACAGATCAGGCAACAAAAGGGCTTCCTCCAAAATGGAACAATAACGAATGGATTAACTTAAGCGGAGACCAGTCGGCTATAATGGAGATATTTTCAAGCGCCGGCAAACTCTTCCGATTTGGTCAGGAATATACTACTCTATCGGCAAAAGTTTCTATTGGTACCGATGATATCACGGCAGATATTGTGGATGGCTACACCTGGTCAAGAACCACTAATATGCTAGAAGAAGATACCGCATGGAATACATTGCATGCTTCTAACATAACGAACACATTAGACATAACGCCAGGCGATATGCCAAGCAACTACTTTGATGCTCGGAAGGTAGCATTTAGATGTAGCTGCTATGTTAGAGATGGCGAAGATATATTAGCAGAATTTACACTTAACAGATAAAAACAAATGAAAACTACTACCGGTTTTATTATGTATGATCCGCTGGACGTGAGTTTCAGCATATTGGAATTGGGAGGAACTCTAGACCAGAAAAAGGACAAACTTACTGGGTTGTTCTCTCCGGACAGAGCTGCTGCAGCTCTTGTACTTCGTCCTCAATTGAAAGTGAGAGACCCGGAAGGTATTCTCACGTCTAAAACTTTATCGGCTGATTATACTCCATCACTATTTAATCATAGATGGTACGTTAATGGAGATAGAGTTCTCAATACAACACCTGGATATACTCTGGGAAACAACGGTGAATTAGTGGTTGCAGTTAATGCTGATCCAGATGCTCCGATTAAATTAAAGTATTGCTGGAACTTTACTGATGCCAGAACGCATAAAGTATTTGGTGGAGAATGGGAGGAAGCATTGATAAGCGTTGCTGTCAGCGATTTGAATTTAAGTTTAAAACTGGATGCTGCATTAGCACTTCCGATATCTCCTTTTAAGAATCTGTCTATCAGAATCATAAATGCTACGTTCAGAAATGGAGAATCAGATATTGATGATTCTGATGCACACTATGAATGGCAGGTGCAGATACCTTCTGGAGATGGTAAAATATTCCGGGCAATCACTTCAGATGATATATTCTA